ATCCTCTATCTTCTAATTCGCCTGGTGTTCCTAAATTAAACTCACCTTTAGTTTCTTCTGCATATAAACTTTGTAATGTTCTAAAATGATATCCTTTAGTATTTTCAAAGAACAAATATAAAGGACTTAAATCTACTTGCGATACAGAGTCATCTAATAATTGTTTGAAGAATGAGAAAGGATGTTGATTAGGTATCACATATTTTCTAATACCTGAAGAGTCTTCTACATATATTTTTTTCTTAGTGTTAATAGTTTCTTTCATTAACTTTTCAAATATTTCAGTAGTAGTGCCAACCACACTTTTTGATACTCTTTTTCTTTGATTAGTTATTGCCTCAGAAGATATTACAGATAATTCAAATACTTCTGCGTTTTCAGATATGTCAAAACGTTTACCAACTTTATATATTGATAATACATTTTCAGAATAGTCAATTGTCTTTTCGCTATCATCATCAAAACCTGGTGTTTTAAGTTTTAATCTTATATAATCTTGTCCTATGATTTGAGTTTTAGATATGACACTATTAGAATCTACACAAACAATTGAACCTTGTACTGCTGATGAATAGATATCTTCAAATAAGTTTATCTCTAAAAGTAAACTTGATATATCTAATGTGATTCCTTTTGATGATATTAATTCGCAAGTTTCTACAGAAAACTCACCTGCTGTCTGCACCTGATCCATTTTAAATTACCGTTTCTTTAATCTTTGCGTTAAACTCTCTGACAAAATCATCAACAAATCTAGGATCTAATAATCTTATCTTTCTTTTTTTGTCTTGTAATGCTTGTTCGTATTCTAAGTTTGTGATTGCTGTTGCTGACGGATATAAACTATTAGATGTACCAATATCTATTTTAGTTTCTCTATCGCCTGAATCATCATCTATTTCATAATGATGAATACCACCTTGATCTGTACCATATTTGTCAGTCATGTATTGATTAAATTGTGTTTGTGACATAGGCCAATCATGATATCTATCTTTTACATTATTAAATAAAAGAATAACCCAATGTCTATTTACATCACCATATAATTTGTGTGCTATCATTTCTGGTGTCTCACCATCATGAACATCATAAGTATCAAAAACTGTTACGTTTTCTTTTACTTTTGCTCTTACTACTACTCTTCTCAATAAGTTAGTGACATCTTTTAGTTTGCCATCACCTGCACTATCATAAGGTATTGTTGGAAAATTTTTAAAATACGACATATTAGAAACCCTCAAATACTCTTTCTCTTGTAATTAATTCCATTTCACCGAAGTTTAATGTAACTGATGTTTCTACAGGTGGAGCACCTTCGGCGTTTGGTGTAAATGTTCTATATCTATCACCACCATAAGTTACGTCCATGTTTTCTAATACACATGTTGATATTTTTTGTAAGTAATCATTTTCATTACCATTGTACATATAAGAAATATCAAAAGTATTTGGCACTCTCATTTTTCTACCTGCTCTGTTTCCACCTACAAACTCTGGTGCCATGTTTGCTCTAAACGCAAATATAATTTTTCTTACTTCATCTGCTTCTTTTTTATTCTTAGGAATAAATTTAAATTGAAATTGGAATTTTCTTTTGTTAATACTCTTAAATGCTAACTCCATTCTGTCTGTAATAACTTGTCCTATACCTGCTTCGTATGCTTCTCTACTACCTGCCATACCTGGTATAACTCCTACTGCTCCAGCTGCAGCTTTTGCCATACCTTCACTTAGACCTTCACCAAGTCTAGTCATTGAACCAGATATGATGTCTTCTGCTTTTGCACCAGATTGTATTTGTCCATATATGTCAGCACCTATCGCTGCACCTGAACCTATTTCTGTATCTTGATAGTTTGCAATAGATGAAAAAGTTACTGTCGGTGGCATGTATAAAGCAATCGCAGTATCTAATCTTACTGTCGGTGCTCTTTTTAAATATGTTGTAGATCCTTTACCTCTGTATTGTTCCTTTACTTGTGGTGTGTTAGCTCCACCATAGTCAGCATGTATATTTTTTTGATAACCATTTACATTACTTTCTTTTACAGGGGTATCGCCAACCATTTTTGTAATGTACTTGGGAATATTAGTTTGACCCATAGACTCCATAACAGAAGTCTGACCATCTTTTCTTTCACCAAATTGTAATTCTGCGTCTTGTTGTTCGTTAATAAAGAACATAACATAGTGTCCTTGATTTCCTAAACCAGGTCCACCTGTTACATCTAAAGGAAAAGAGAATATGTTAGTTGGTTTATTAAAGTTAGCAGAGGATTTAGGTAGAGGTCCACCTTGTCTGTCTTTGTCTTTTAAACCTAGTGTATTTCTTAGAATACCACTAACTTTTTTAAGACCATATGACGTTGCGGCGGTGACTGCTTGTGTTTTTATACCTTTTATTATACTCATCTATAAATAATCCTTGACTATTATACTATTTATATGTTAAAGTAGAGCTTAAATGACTTATAGTGGAAGATACATACCTGTCAATAGAGACAAATATAAAGGCAATCCTTTAAAGATATTTTATCGTTCTTTATGGGAGAGGCGTCTTATGGATTATTGCGACAGAAATCAAAAAGTTGTGGAGTGGGGAAGTGAAGAAATTGCAATACCTTACGTCTCACCTTTAGATCAAAAAATCCACCGATATTTTCCTGATTTTTATATGAAGGTTAGACAAAGATCAGGAGCAGTAAAAAAATTTATAATAGAAGTTAAACCAAAAGGACAATTAAAGTCGCCTCCAAAAACTCCTAAAAAGAGGACTAGAAAATGGTTAAATGAGGTGCAAACATACGCAGTAAATATGGCGAAATTTAAATCTGCGACAAACTATTGTAAGGACAATGGATTTGAATTTAAAATATTAACTGAGGATCATCTAGCGCCATCGTATAAATAACAGATAGGAATAGAATATGGCAGTATCAAAGTATATACAAGCAGTTAAGAAAGCAGCTGGAGGTAGACCTAGAAGTACTGAGTGGTATAAGGACAAGATTAGAGAGTTTGGGAAACCAACATCTACACAACTTATTAGACAAGGTAAACGTGGAAGAAACGTACAGTTTGGTAAGTTAAACATGTTCATGTACGATCCTAAATTGAAAAAGAAGTTACCTTATTATGATACCTTTCCTTTGGTGCTTCCAATAGAAAGTTATAGTGATGGGTTCTTAGGTTTAAATTTACATTATTTACCTATTCCATTGAGAATAAGATTATTAGATAGATTAATAGATTATGCAAACACAAAAGACTTGACAGAGAAAACAAAGATTATAGCAGATTATAGTAGGTTGAAAAATATTAGATTAATTAAACCTACTTTGAAAAGATATTTAAAGTCACATGTAAAATCTGACTTTAGAAGAATAGGTGGTGATGAATTTACTATTGCAACATTACTACCTGTTGCAAAATTTAAAAAGGCTTCTGCTCAATCTGTATGGGCTGCAAGTAGAAAGATGATATAAAAAAATGAGCAAAGATAGAATAGATGTAAGCGATAATACTGCTATTAGTATGCCAGTAAGAAATATGCTCGCTATCATTGGAGCAGTCGCTGTCGGTGTGTGGGCTTACTTTGGTGTATTAGAGCGTATTACCATGTTAGAAACAAAAAGTGTTTTAACAGAAAAAGATATAAATCAACACGTAGAGAGATTAGAAACAGAAGTTGTAAAAAATACAGAATTTAGAATTAAGTGGCCAAGAGGTGAAATGGGATCATTGCCCGCTGACTCAGAGCAATTTATGTTAATTGAGGATCTTTATGGTACTGTAGAAAAAATAGAAAAACACATTGAGTCTATGGCTGATAATAGAATAAACATAGATTTTTTAAGAAAACAAGTTGACAAAATGATGGCAGATATTGAAAAATTAAAAGATGCTGATAGAGAAATTACTTACAAGAATGGGAGTACAAACTAATGATAGAGACAGTAATAGCTTTATTAATGATAATTGACCACGAGATTAAAGAGCATAGAATCCAACCGTCAATGAGTGAATGCCTTAAAGGTAAAAGGATAGCCGAAAGGCAAATAACACAAACAGACGGAGCATTATCATATAAGTGTATCAAGTCAAAGGCAGAGACAGAGATATACATGGGCGAGAAAAGTATTAAATCATTAATATTGGAGTAATAATGTCAAGAAGATCATCTTTATTAGACGGATTTGCTTACGCAGTTCTGAATGAATTGTTAGCAGGTTTTCAAGGCACAGATGGTTATGCCAAACCTGCAAAGTATGAAGTGATTATCACACCACCTACAGGTTATAGAGGATCAGGTGATAATGCAAGTTCAAATATATTTGGGCAAATCTTAAATGAGAACCCAGATGACGCAAGAAAAGTTTCTATGGAAATGTCTCAGGCTTCTTTTCCTGGCATGACACTAGAGACTATGGAAGACACAAACATATACGGCCCAACAAGAAAAATTGTGTCTGGTCAAACTTTTGCAGAAATGTCAACTTCTGTAAGAGTATCAAATGATTTTAAAGAGAGAAACTTTTTTGATAGTTGGCAAAGGATAGCAGCTAACAGACAAGATTTTTCTGTTGGTTACTATGATGACTATGTAGGTACATTACAAATCTTTCAATTAGATAAGGAAGATAGAAGAAAACATGGTGTAGAATTAGTAGAATGTTACCCATCGGTTGTAGGTGAATTACAAGCTGACTATGGTAATTTAAACTCAATTTATTTATTGCCAGTAACTTGGTCATATAGATATTGGAAAAATTTGACAGACGAGGCAGATTTGCCTAAAGGATTATTAGAACGAATTGGTGAAGTGTTTGTTAATACAGTAGAACGAAATATTAGAAGTCGTATACCTGCTGTGTTAAGAAAACTATAATATAAACATATAAGGAGCGATAATTATGGCACTACCAAAACTGGCGACAGCTACATATGAATTGCAGTTGCCTTCAACAGCAGAGACAGTTAAGTATCGGCCTTTCCTAGTCAAAGAACAAAAGGTTCTTATGATGGCAAGTGAAAGTAAAGATAATAAACAAATAACTGAGGCTGTCAGAAATATAGTAACAAACTGTACTTTCGGAAAACTAGACGTAGATAAACTACCTCTATTTGATATAGAATATATCTTTATAAAACTCAGAGCAAAATCAGTTGGGGAAAAGGCAATGGTAAGTGTCCTATGCCCAGATGACAAGAAAACAAGGGTACCTGTAGAGGTAAATTTAGATCAAATTGACATGACAATGAAAGAAGATCATTCAAATATCATAAATATAACAGATGAGGTTTCTATAAACATGGGATATCCTATGTTAAGAGATTTCACTAATACAAAGACTAATGTTGACGATACTTCGGCTGCATTTAGTTTAATTAAAATGTGTATTTCAAGTGTGTCAGAAGGTAATAAGACACATGAGAGAGTTGATTTTACTGATAAAGATCTTGATGAATTTATTGATAGTTTAAATACTGAACAATTGGGTAAGGTTATGAAGTTTTTTGATACAATGCCTAAACTTAGACATGTAGCAAAAGTTGTTAACCCGAATACAAAACATGAAAGTGAAATTGTTATTGAAGGTCTTGCAAGTTTTTTAGCATAGGCCTCTCACATGATTCGATAACGAATTATTATAAGACGAATTTTGCATTAATGCAACATCATAATTACTCGTTATCAGATTTGGAAACAATGATGCCATGGGAGAGGGAAATATACGTTACTATGCTTGCAGAATATATAAGAGAAGAAAACAGACGTAGGAAAGAAGAAGAGAGAAAATGGAAAAAGTAAAAGTAAAAGAACGAGAATTTGAAGTTGACAAAGCTGATATAGTTCCTAAGACACCAGACGAGGAACCTACTTGGTACAATCAAACGGCAGGTATCTTAGATAAGTTTAGATTAATTCCTAGACTAATTATGTTAGCATACATCTTTGCATTTTATAGATCAGTAACTTGGTTTATGGAATTACCAGATCCTACAAACGCACAGGCTATGTTTATATCAACTATTGTTGGTGCAGGCGCAGCATTCTTTGGTTTGTATGTTGGAAAACCAGGTGCGTCAATTCCAAAAGGTAAAAAATAATGGCAGTTGCAGTAGAGAATTTAATTACTAATCTTAGAAAGAAGAATGCTGAAGACGAGGCAAAACGTATCAGCATGGAAGAGAAAAATGCTATTGATCGTAAGAGAAAGTCAGATAAATTACAAGCTGCAGAAAAGAAAACTTTAGACGCACTAGATAAATTTAAAGAGTCTTTATCTAGAGGTAAGAAAACAAAAGCAGGTGAAGTGATTGCCTCAAGATTAAGTGAGGCAGAAAAAGAACAAGTCTCAGTCCTTAATGAGTCAGTTAAAGCTGCACAGGAAGATCTAAAATTTAACAGAGAGTCAGAAGCACAAAGACAAGCAGAAGAGCAACAAAGATTAAAAGCAATACAGTTTCAAAATGATGTTGCAATGCAGACTAGAGGTATATCTCTACAAAGTTTAGAAGAAGAAAAATCACTTAGAAAAGACATTGCATTACAAAGACAAGCACTAGAGCAAATGTTGCAAAACGATGCTATGTCAGCAGAAGACGTTAAGAAATCTTTTGATTATAAAGTAAAACAAGATCAATTAGAAAGACAAGAAAAAAGATTACAACAAAGAGTTGATAGACAAGTTAGATTACAAAACTTAAAACAGTTTTTATCAATACAAAATCTAACAAGGACTATGAAAAACTTTGGTGAAGGTATTAGAAACTTAGGACGAAGTGCTATAGATAAAGTAACAGGTGCTGTAGAACCTGCACTAAAAGGTGTATTAGGGGCAGCAGGTCTTGCGGCTGCATATTTTGGTTTACAAGCATTTCTAAAATCAGAATTATTTCAAGATCTAAAAGATTTTATGGTAGGACTTGCAGATCAATTTAGATTGATAGGATCAGGTTTTAAAAAACTATTTCAAGGTGATATACTAGGTGGATTAAAAGATATACTATTAGGACTTGGTGGAATTATTGGTAAAGTTCTTGACAGTTTAGTTACAGGTCTGTATAATATAATCGCAAGAGTATTTGGATTAAGTGAAACTGATAGTGTATTTGGTAGTATCAAAGGATTTATTATGGGTATCTATAATGGTATCAAAAATGCATTTACAGGAGCGATGAATGCAATCAAAGAATACTTTTCATTTTCAGCAGAAGAGTTAGGAGTGTTTGGTAAGTTTATTGATATAGTATATTTCCCTTTAAACTTAGCAATAAACTTTTTAAAAGACATATTTAAGTTTGGTGACCCAGACGAACCATTTAGACTATCACAATTTCTTGTTGACGTAGTTAATAAAGTAAAAAGTTTTTTCAAAGATTTGTTTAGTTTTGA